GACTATTAGTTAACACCCGATCAACCATCGGGGCATGCAGCACCCCGACGATGCGGCACGCACCGCTTCAGACCTGCTCGACTGGCTGGTCGACCTCGCCAAGGCACACCTCGTCTGCCCCTCGACGCAGGACATTGCGCGGCGGCTGCAGGTCGGCATGACCGATGCGGCAATGGCGTTCGAGCGGCTGCGTGCCGACGGGCTGATCGACTGGACGGTCAAGCATTGCGGCTCGCCGCACGGCCGGGTGCGGGCGGTCACGATCCTCGCCACGGGCGAGGCGACCCTGCTGCCCGATGAGTGCGACTGGGCACGGCCGGTCTGCGACCCGGACCTCGAGGCCGCCAAGGAAATCCTCCGGCGCAAGGGCCGCGTCGTCTTCGCTGCCGAGGTCGTCGATGGCCGGCGGAGCCGGGGGCTGGTCAAGGTCGATCACCTGCGGCTCGACCGGGCGGGCGTGATCGCGATGGCCGCGGCGGTGCGGTTCTGATGCCGCGGACGCCGAGGCCCCTCGACAGGGAGCGCGCCGCGATTGCCCTGGTCACGCTGATCGAGCGCCGGGCCGGCAAGGCCTGCCCGACGCTGGCCGACATCGCAGGATACACCGCGATCCCCGAGCGCCGGATCTGGCGGTTCGTCGAGGAGCTGCGGGCCCGCGGGCTGATCGACGTCGAGGTGAGGGGCGCCCACGTGCAACGCCAGCGGCGCATGCGCGTCTTCTGCGGTGACTGGACCGGCTGGACGGTGAGACGACGCAGGGAACACCCGGATGAAGAGCCTGCGTGAGGCCGCCGGACCTTACGTCCGGGAAGGGCTCGACGTGATCCTCGAACTGATGCGCACCGCCTCCAGCGACGCGGTGAGGCTCGCGGCCGCGCGCGAGATCCTCGATCGCGCCATCGGCCGGCCGGGCGGCGAAAGCACGGGCATCGGCGGCAAGTCGCTGGAGCAGCTGCTGGAAGAGGCCGGCCGGGAGGCTGCGTGAGCCTCCCGGCATCGGACAAGCTCAGGTCGTGGGCGGCGAACCCGCGGCGCTTCGTGCGCGACGTGTTCGGCGTTACGCCCGACCGCTGGCAGGACGACGTGCTGGAGGCCTTCCCGCACCGCCAGCGCCTCGCCCTGAAGGCCTGCAAGGGCCCGGGCAAGACCGCGGTGCTGGCCTGGCTGGCCTGGAACTTCCTGCTGACGCGGCCCCATCCCAAGGTCGCGGCAACGTCGATCACCGCGGACAACCTCGCGGACAATCTCTGGTCGGAGATGGCCAAGTGGCAGCAGCGGGCCCCGTCGCTGTTGAAGCAGTTCCGCTGGACCCGCACGCGGATCGAGAGCTGCGACAGTCCCGAGACGTGGTGGATGAGCGCGCGCGCCTGGAGCCGCAGCGCCGACGCCAGCCAGCAGGGCAACACCCTGGCGGGCCTGCATGCCGACTACATCCTGTTCCTGCTCGATGAAAGCGGCGGCATCCCCGATGCGGTGATGGCCGCCGCCGAGGCCGCCCTGTCGTCCTGCCGCGAGGGTCACATCGTGCAGGCGGGCAACCCGACGCACCTCGAGGGACCGCTGTGGCGGGCCTGCACCTCGGAGCGTCGCCTCTGGCACGTCACGGAGATCACCGCGGACCCGGACGACCCCAGGCGCAGTTCGCGCGTGCAGGCCGTCTGGGCGAGGGAGCAGATCGAGAAATACGGCCGCGACAATCCCTGGGTGCTGGTCAACGTCTTCGGCCGCTTCCCGCCCTCGTCGCTCAACACGCTGATCGGGCCGGACGAGTGCCGGGCCGCGACGCAGCGGGCCTGGCGCCTGCAGGACATTGCCGCCGCGCCGCGCGTGCTCGGGGTCGATGTCGCGCGCTTCGGCGACGATGCGAGCGTGATCTTCCCGCGCCAGGGCCTGGTGGCCTTCGCGCCCCAGCATTTCCGTCACCTCGACGGGATCCAGGGAGCAGGGGCGGTGGCGCGCAAGTGGGCGGACTGGGATGCCGATGCCTGCTTCATCGACGACACCGGCGGCTGGGGAGCGTCGTGGATCGACAACCTGCGCCTGCTGCGGCGCGACGCGGTCGGCGTGGGATTTTCGTCGGCCGCGCGGGACAGCGGGCGCTACGACAACCGGCGCACGGAAATGTATTTCGAGGCGGTCCAGTGGATAAAGGCGGGAGGTCAGTTGCCTCCGGCCGATACGCCGGGGATCGCCGAGCTGATCGGCGCGCTCAGCCAGACCACCTACAGCTTCCGGGGCGACCGGCTGCTGCTCGAGCCCAAGGAACAGGTCAAGCAGCGGCTCGGGGCCTCGCCGGACGAGGCCGATGCCTTCGCGCTGACGTTTGCGGAGCCGGTTGCAGTTCGCGTGCGGCATGCCGATCCGGCAATGGCCACCGCGGCCTGGCGCGAGGCCCGGCTGCGGCGCAACGAAACCATCCACGAATACGACGTCTTTTCCGGGCCGGTATCGACCTGGAATTGATCCAGGTCAAAAGACGGGTCTGCATTTCCGCACATCATGATCACCATGAAGAGGATATTCGGCGCTGCGGCCTTTACGGCTGCCTTCGCCAGTATCGGCCTGATGTGGGTCGATGAAGTCTCGGCGTGGACGCCCCTGATCGTGACGGCCTTCGCCTCGGTGGCCCTGATCCTGACGATTGCCGCCGAGCAGGACGACTAGCGGATGCCGCCGGGCGTCAGCGCCCGGCCAGCCAGAACAGGAACATGAAGCCGGCCAGGGCGCCCGCCAGAGAGCCGAGGATCGCCAGGACGATCCGGAGGAACCGGGCGCGTCGATAGATCCTCTCGCCACTGTCGGCGTCCGGGAAGACCGGTTCCAGCGGGTCGAGGTGCGGCCGCTGCAACTCGGAGGTGCCGATGATCCAGCCGATCCAGGCCCCTGCGATGGCGGTAAGCGCGACGACGGCGGCGACGACAATCATGCCCTGAGCCTAGTCGCCGGAAATTACGCCAGCCTTTCGTGAACCCGCGGGCCTCGCGAATTGCGCTGTCTCTGCATCGGCGGCGCGACGTTCTACACGGCTTATTCGTTGGTCTTCTTATGCCCGCTTATGGTCGCCGCCATGGGCATCTTCTCTCCTCCCTCCACACCGTACGTTCCCCCGATCGCCTCGATCCCGCAGCCGCCCCCGACCCCCACACCGGTGGACAAGGTGGCCGAGGACGCGGCGGCACGCACCAGGGCCCAGCTTGCCGCACAGGCAGGCTACGGCTCGACCAACCCGACCGGCGGGCAGGGCGTCACCGCGCCGCCGTCGACCGCCTTCAAGACCTTGCTGGGGCAATAGCCCATGGCGCGGGACATGCAGGACGAGTTCGATCCCGACTTGCGGGCCTACCATGTCGCCCGGCTTGGCGCGCTTGATCGCGAGCGCTCCTCGTACTGGCCGACCTGGAAGGACATTGCCCAGCACTGCGCGCCGCGCCGGGGGCGCTTCCTGTCCGCCGGTGCGGACCAGGGGCGCCGCGGGGCCCGTCGCGATCACCGGCTGATCGACAACACGCCGCTGCTCGCGGCGCGCACCATGGCGTCCGGCATGATGGCCGGCATCTCCTCGCCGGCCCGCCCCTGGTTCAGGCTGCGGCTTGCCGACGAAGCGGCCAACCAGGCGCCCGCCGTGCGCGGCTGGCTCGACGAGGTGCAGCGAAGGCTGCTGCACGTCTTCGCCCGGTCCAATCTCTACAACTGCCTGCACACGCTCTACGGCGAGCTCGGCACCTTCGGGACCGCGGTGCTGTGGGTCGACGAGGACCACGAGGACATCGTCCGCGGCTACACGCTCACCGCCGGCGAATACTGGCTGGCGTCCTCGCGTCGCCTCGCCGTCGACACGCTCTACCGCACCATGTGGTGGACGGCCCGCCAGGTCGTCGATTCGTTCGGCATCGACGTGGTCAGCCCCTCGATCCGCTCGGCCTGCGAGAATGGCCGGCTCGACCAGGAATTCGAGATCGTGCACGCCCTCGAGCCGAACCCGCGCGCCAGCGCACACGCCCCGCAGGCGGGTTGGGCCGGCCATCTCGGCGACCGCTTCCCGGTCCGCTCGGTGTGGTTCGAGCGCAGCACGCAGGGCGAGCGTTCGCTGCTCCGGGTGTCGGGCTACGGCGAGTTTCCCGCCATGTGCCCGCGCTGGGAGACGGCGGGGTCCGACACCTATGGATGGGGGCCCGGCTGGACGGCGCTGGGCGACAGCCAGCAGCTGCAGGTGCAGCAGCGCCGCAAGATCGAGGCCATCGACCGCATGGTGAAGCCGCCGATGGTCGGGCCGCCGTCGCTGCGCAACGAGCCGGCGTCGCTGCTGCCGGGTGGTATCACCTACCTCGCCGACCCGTCCGGGCAGAGCTTCCGCCCGGCGATCGACGTGCGCATCGACCTGGCCGCGCTCGGCAACGACATCCTGGAGACGCAGGGCCGCATCAAGTCGGCCTTCTATGCCGACCTCTTCCTGATGCTGGCCGAGACCGACCGCCGCGAGATCACCGCGCGCGAGATCGACGAACGGCACGAAGAGAAGATGCTGATGCTGGGCCCCGTCCTCGAGCGGCTGCACGAAGAGCTGCTCGACCCGCTGGTGATGCGTGTCTTTCGCATCATGGGTCGGATGGGGCTCCTGCCGCCCCCGCCGCCGGAGGTGCCGCTGGCCGGCCTGCAGGTCGAGTTCATCTCGATCCTGGCCCAGGCGCAGAAGGCGGTGAGCGCGGGCGCCATCGAGCGCTTCTGGCAGTTCGGCGCCCAGATCGGCGCCGTCAAGCCGGAGGCGCTCGATCGGCTCGACGCCGATGGCACGATGGACGCCTATGCCGACATCCTCGGCGTGCCCGGCAAGACCGTGGTGGCGCTCGCCACGGCACAGCAGGCGCGGCAGGTCCGCGCCCGGGCGACGGCGCAACAGGACCAGATCGCGGCCGCCGAACGCCTTGCCTCGATCGGCAAGACCGCGTCCGGCATCGATGTCGGCGGTGGCCAGAACGCGGTCAGCGCGCTGCTGGGGAGGTCGTGATGGCGGCCGATCCGGTCGACGGGACGGGCGTGGAGGCCCTGCAGAACCGGTTCCTGCGGGCGAGGGCCGACACGCTCGACGAGGGATTGTTCAGGTTGCGGGCCGGCGAGGCGCTCGCGGCGGCACCGGGGGCAGCGCGGCACCTCGTTGCTGTGCGCGATCACCTGCTCGGGCGGGCCGTCACGCCGCGGCAACGGCAGTTGCTCGCGCCGCAACTCGACACGCACCTCGCGCTGGCGCACGACGACCTCGCGCGCCACGTCGCGCGGGAGAAGGGGGCCTGGGAGCGCGGGGTGCGGGCCGAGCGCCTCGCGCTGCTGCGCGACCAGGCACGGCGCGACTGGGGCGATGCCGGCAAGCTCGCGCTCTATGGCGACGCGGCGGCCAGCGCCGGCGAGGACCCCGATGCTGCGCGTTCGGGCATCTGGCGCGCCGCGATCGACGCGGCCCTCACCGCCGGCGCGCACGAGGCGGCGCTCGACCTGCACGATCGCGCGCGCGAGCATCTCGTGCCGGCGGATGCCGAGGCGCTCGACGCCGAGCGTGAGATCGCCCGCCAGATGCTGGCGGCGCGTGACTACGTTGCGACGCTCCTGCCCCAGCCGCTTCCCGGGACACCGGCCGACCTGGACCAGGTCCACCGCCTCGCCACCGCGCAGAACGAGGCCGACTGGCCTCACGATGCCGGGCAGCAGGCGACGAACCAGCACCTGATCGACGTGAGTGTCGGCACCCACCACCGGGACCTGCAGCAGGAGAGGGCGCGCGTCGGTCAGGAGGTCGAGGACTGGCTCGCGCGCCGTGACGCGACGGGCAATCCGCAGACGGGGCGGCCGCCGCCCGCGCTCTGGAAGCGGCTCGATGCGGCACTGCGCGAGCAGGTCGATGCGCGGCTCGCCCGGAATGCGCGGGGCGACTCTTCGCGCCAGCCCTGAGGCGCCGTCCGCCTCTGCCCGGCTTCTATGGCGCATATTCGTCTCCCGTTTAACGCCCTGCCTATAAGCTCGACGATGAACGCGATCCCCGACCAGACCGGCGAACTCGGCTCCCAGCGCAAGGAGGAGAGCCGCAACAAGGCGCTGCGGCAGCGCCATGCACGGCTCCGCGAGGCCTTGCGCTGGATGCTGGGTGACGAGCGGGGGCGGCTCTACCTCGCCGAACTCGTGCGCGAGAGCCGCGCGCTGGAGCGCGTGCAATGCGGCTCCGCCGAGACCGTCATGTTCGTCGATGGCCAGCGGTCGGTCGGCTTCAAGGTCCTGAACGACGTGCGCTCTATCGACGAGCGCGACGCCCGGCATTTCGCCGCCCTGTGCGCGGCTGCCCTCCACCAACCGAAGGATGACGCCAATGACGAGTGAGATGGACGAAGTTCCCGCCGGCCTGCAAGCCGAGCCGGCCGCCGACGGGCAAAGCCTGCTGGGCCGCGAGCCGGCGGCGGCCCCGTACGAGGCCTTCAGGCTGCCCGAGGGCGCCAGCCTCGACGAGGCGGCGATGCAGCAGGTGACGGAGCTCTTCCAGCAGGCGCGTCTCGACCAGGCGACGGCGCAGAGGTTCGTCGACCTCGCCATGGGGCGCGAGCAGGCGGCGCTGCAGCGAGGCGTGCAGGCCTTCAGCGACCTGCAGACGAAATGGACCGGGGAGATCAAGGCGGATCCCGATATCGGCGGCGACAGGCTGACGGCGTCCCTCGCCTCGGCGGCCCGCGCGATCGATCGCCTTGGTGTGCCCGGCCTGCGCGAGGCGCTGAACGTCACCGGCGCGGGGAACCATCCCGACGTCGTGCGGGCGTTCGTGCGGCTCGGGCAGATGCTCGCGGAGGATCGGTTCCAGCCCGGCAGGGATGCCGCGCCGGCCCCTCAGCGGTCGCCTGCCGACATCATCTACGACGGCCTGCCCCGTCAGTAACCCGACAATCCCCAAGGAGACCTGAACAATGGCAACTGTTGCTTCCTCGGCCCTCACGCTCGCGGAATGGGCGACGCGCCTCGACCCGGGCGGAAAGCCCGCCGCGGTGATCGAGCTGCTCGGCCAGTCCAACGAGATGCTGAACGACATGCTCTGGATGCAGTGCAACGACGGCGCCGGGCACAAGACGACCGTGCGCACCGGCCTGCCCTCCGCGACCTGGCGCCTGCTGAACTACGGCGTCCAGAAGTCCAAGAGCACGACCGCGAGCGTCCGCGATTCGACCGGCATGCTCGAGGCCTACTCGGACATCGACAAGGCCCTGGCCGACCTCAACGGCAACACCGCCGAGTTCCGCATGGGCGAGGACATGGCCTTCATCGAGGCGATGAACCAGAACATGCAGGGCACGGTGATCTACGGCAGCACCGCCACCAACCCGGAGCGCTTCACCGGCCTCTCGGCGCGGTTCTCGGCCATCGCCGGCGCCGGCAACGGCACCAACATCGTCGATGGCGGCGGCACCGGCTCGACGAACACCTCGATCTGGCTGATCGGCTGGGGCCAGAACACCTGCCACGGCCTGTTCCCGAAGGGCTCGAAGGCGGGGCTGCAGGTGCGCGACCTCGGCGAGGTGCCGCTCACCGACCCGAGCAACAACACGTTCCAGGGATACCGCACGCACTTCAAGTGGGATTGCGGCCTCTCGGTGCGTGACTGGCGCTTCGTCGTTCGCATCGCCAACATCAACGTGACGTCGGGGGCGGTGACGAACCAGAACCTGCTGAACATGCTGATCGCGGCGGTCAACAAGCTGCCGTTCGTCTCCGCTGCCGGCAACAGCCCGCCGCCGGGCGGCACCAGGCCCGGCCAGGTCAACACCGTGTTCTACTGCAATCGCACGGTGCGCTCGGCGCTGGACATCCAGGCGATGTCGAAGACCAACAACTTCCTCACCCTCGAGACGCGGGACAGCAAGCCCTACACGGCGTTCCGCGGCATCCCGATCCGCCTCTGCGACCAGATCACCAATACCGAATCCCGCGTCGTCTAGCGCGCGCCCTGAAGGAGACATCGACATGCTTCTCGACAGCCAGAACCAGTTCTCGGCCGCCCAGCCCGTCACCGCGACGGGGGCGACGGTATCGACCAACGTGGTCGACCTCGGCGTCGCCCGCGACGTCGGCGGCGCCGTCACCGACCAGCTCATGCTGCTCTGCGAGGTGGTGACGCCGTTCGCGTCGGCGGGCGCGGCGACGCTGACCGTCCAGTTCCAGACCTCGCCCGACAACACCGTGTGGTCGACCCTGGCACAGTCCGATGCCATTCCCGTCGCCGCGCTGGTGCAGGGCTACAAGTTCCTGCCGGGCGAACTGCCGGGGCCGACGTCGCGATACCTGCGGCTCAACTACGTGGTGGGTGCGGCGGCCATGACGGCCGGCGCGCTGACGGCGGCGCTCGTGCCGTCGCTCGACGTCCAGCCCGTCTATCCCCGGGCCTATGTGGCCTGACCGGGTCTCGGGGGCCGGCGCGTCCGGCCCCTTTCCCTGTCCTGTGGAGGATCGCGCATGACGACGGTGACCGAAATCTGCAATGCCGCCATCTCCCACTGCGGGACGCGGTCGAAGATCAGCGACATCAACGAGGGCAGTGCCGAGGCCAATGCCTGCCTGACGCATTTCGCGCTGGTGCGCGACGCCATGCTGAGGGCGTTCGACTGGAACTTCGCCCGGATGACCTCGACCCTGGCCCAGCTCCAGAACCCGCCGGCACGCTGGTCGTTCAAGTACGCCCTGCCGGCCGACTGCCTTCGGGTGCGCCGCCTGAACGACGTCCCCATCCCCGGGCTGCCCGAGACATTCTGCGAACTCGCGGCCGATCGCGACAGCACGGGCGCCTATGTCGGGGTCATCCTGGCCAATGTCGCGCCAGTGGCGGCGATCTACACCGCGCGGATCGGCGATCCCCTGCGCTGGGACCAGGGTTTCGTCGATGCGGTGGTCTATGGCCTGGCGCAGCGCGTCTGCTTCGAGCTCACCGGCAAGGAGGAGCGCGTCAGGGCGCTGGCCCAGATGGCCCAGGGGGCGCTCCTGAACGCCGGCGCCGAAATGGCGAATGAGGGCAGCGGCTTTCTCGGCTATTACCAGCCGGAGGCGCTGTGGGGCCGCGGATTTGGCGGTAGGATGGGGTGACCCCGTTTTTCGGGCGACCGGAGGATCTTATGTCGAGAACACTTGCTGCCGTGGCGTTCGTGCTGCTGCCCCTCGGGGCGGCGCTGGCCCAGGACTCGCAGGCCGACCTGCGCTATTGCGCGGCCCTGTCGCAGCTTTACGGCCGGTATGTCGGGTCGACCGAGTTCGGCCCGAATAGCATGTTGCCGCGCGACGTCGAGGCACGCTACGCGCTGTACCAGTGCGAGCGCGGCGATGCGCATGCGGCCATTCCCGTCCTCGAGAACAGGCTGCGCAACGCAAGGGTCGGCCTGCCCGCACGCAGCTGACCGCGTCCGCACGCACGGGCGCGCTTCGACCGGACGGCCTGCAATATTGCAGTGAGCCCGCCGGGGCCCGTCGTGCGCGATTGATACGAAGCCACAGCAAACGTAACACGCCGTCCGCTGGCCCGTGGAAGCCTGAGGGGTTACCGTGGGCTTCGGCGGGGGATTTTGGCGGACAATGATTTTCGTGCTCGTGGTGGCGCTCGCCTTCGGTTTCGCCGGTGGCTGGCTGGGATGGCGGATGGGGACGCAGGCGCTCGACCGGCGCTCGTTCGATGCGCTCGAACCCGTCATCCCCTCGGGCGACCGGGCGCGCCGTGAGTACCGGCGGCGCCACTGGCGCCGGATCGGCCTGACGATCCTGTTTGCCATCGTAGGCGTCGGCGTCGGCATCGCCTTCCTGATCTTCGTGCAGCAACGCGCGCGCTGAGCGGCGCGCCGCCTTCTACGGCGCATATTCGGGATCCCGCCTGGGCCGTGCCTATAAGCGGGCATGACCACGCTCCCCGTCATCCAGCCGTCGTTCGCCGCCGGTGAACTCTCGCCGTTCCTTCACGGCAGGGTCGACTTCCAGAAGTTCCGCGTCGGCGCCCGCACGATGCACAATTTCCTCGTCCATCCCCATGGCGGCGCGTCGAACAGGCCGGGCACGCGCTAT